AGACATGCGCAGCCTCATCGTCGAGTTCATGCACAAGGCAGAGGATGTTTTAAGATGATCAAAGCATTCCATACCTTCAACGATTGGCTGGCACGGCATACCGTGTCTGCTATGTCGTCTATGATCTGCGTCTATGTCTTTGTGGCATGGTCATTGCTGCCGTCGGTCGATAGCAGGTGGGAACAGCTGGTGTTCTACGTATCGGGTGGCGTTATCCAGCTTGTCGCGTTGCCGCTAATTATGGTCGGGCAGAAGCTAGAGGCTCGTGAGAACGATAGGCGATCCAAGCAGGATCACGAGATGCTTAAGCACATCATCAAGCACGTCGAGCATCTTAGATGAACTTCATGCACCTCGACGGTGATAAGATTAACCTAGACGCATCGAAGTACGCCGTCGAGAAGCGTATGTGTGAACTATCCTTCGTCGAGTACATCAAGCAGGCTTGGCACGTCATTGAGCCNGGCCAAGAGTACAAGCACAACTGGCACATCGACGCCATTGCCGATCACCTNACCGCCATCACCGATGAGATGATGATTGATGACGAGAGGTATTACAACCGCCTGCTGATCAACGTCCCCCCTGGTGCGATGAAGTCCCTGCTCTGCAACGTCCTGTGGCCCTCGTGGGAATGGGGGCCGCGTGACATGGCCTACCTGCGCTATGTCTGCGCATCGCACAACGTGGATCTAGCCATCCGCGATTCGACCAAGATGCGCCGCCTGATCCAGTCAGAATGGTATCAGGAACGGTGGGGTGACCGCGTAGTCCTGACGGGCGACCAGAACGCCAAGACCAAGTTCGAAACCACGTCAAGCGGGTTTCGCCAAGCCATCGCCATGACCTCGATCACTGGTTCCCGTGGCGACCGCGTCATCATCGATGACCCGCACAGCGTCAATAGTGCTAACTCAGAGGCCGAACGAACCACAGTCACAGAGACCTTTGAACGCGCCATCCCGACCCGTCTGAACAACCCCGACAAGTCAGCCATCGTGGTGATCATGCAGCGCCTGCACGAAGAGGACGTGTCCGGCGTCATCATTGAGAAGCAGTTAGGCTACGACCATATTATGATCCCGATGGAGTACGACCCCGATCGTGCCGCGCCGACCATGTTAGGGTGGGAGGATCCGCGCACCGAGAAGGGTGAACTCATGTTCCCTGCTCGGTTCCCGAAGCACGTTGTTGATCGCGACAAGAAGATCATGGGCACCTATGCGGCGTCCGGCCAGTTCCAGCAGCTTCCGACACCGGAGGATGGCGGTATCATCAAGCGCAAGCACTGGCAGTTGTGGGAAGATCCTAAATTCCCGCCATTCGACTACATCATCGCGTCGCTTGATACCGCCTACACCGAGAAGACCGAGAACGACCCATCCGCTATGACGGTCTGGGGTATTTGGACGGATGATCCAAAAACCCACGCGACCCGTGTCATGGGCAAAAACGGCTATCATATTGTTCGAACATATGACGAAAAAGAGGTTCCGCCTCGCATCATGTTAATGTACGCATGGCAGCAGCACCTTGAAATGCCCGAATTAATTCAAAAGGTTAGCGATACTTGTCAGCGCTGGAAGGTCAGCCGCCTGTTAATTGAAAACAAGTCTGTCGGGATGCCAGTTGCCAGAGAGCTAAGAAGGATGTATTCAGGTAGGGATTTCGGCGTTCAACTTGAAGACCCCGGCTCAATCGACAAGATGGCGCGGCTCTATTCGGTCCAGCATCTGTTCGAGGAAGGGCTGGTCTACTGCCCCGACAAAGCATGGGCAGACGAGGTGATCAGCCAGTGCATGCGCTTTCCGAAAGCCAAGCACGATGACTTAGTAGATACAGTGTCGATGGCTATGCGCTACCTGCGCCGCTCTGGGTTCATACTCAGGACAGACGAGGTAACGCAGGACTACGAGGAGAGCCGCTCTTTCCATGGCCGCGCTCCTGAACCACTTTACGGGGCTTGATATGGGCGTTTACGGACTAAAAGTACACAACAACGTTTGGATTGCTCGGAATGCCGAGATCAAGGGCAAGTGGATGTATCCGCATCGGTGGACGCGCAAGATCGAGGAAGCTGAAAAGTTCAACAGCAAAGCGGCTGCCCAAGATTACGCTGAAAAGCATTTGCTGTCTGGTTGCCGCCCGGCTTTGATCTTAACCGTACAGCCACCGTCTGATGGCGGCAGCCCCGCAGCCGTTGTGGCATAAGGACTATTATGGACGACTTTGAGATCGAAATTCAGGAAGACGCGCCAACGACCGAGGTCGATGAGCATGGCAACATCATGTCAATCCAGTTGCCGGATGGGTCCATTGAATTCTCGCTTGACGGTGAGCCGTTAGAGAAGGCTGGCAAACCAAAGCGCGAAGGCTGGTTTGACAATTTGGCCGAAGATATCTCACAGGACGAACTTAGCCGTATTGCCGAAGAACTTATGAAGGGCATTGAGGGTGATCTCAAGTCGCGCCAAGAATGGGTTGAAGACCGCGCTCAAGGCATTAAGCTTTTGGGCCTCAAAGTCGAAATCCCCGGTCTCGCCGGTGCCGCAGACGGAGCGCCGGTTGAAGGCATGTCGCGTGTACGTCACCCACTCTTGCTTGAAGCGGTGCTACGCTTCCAAGCTAATGCACGGAGCGAATTGCTACCGACGGACGGCCCCGTAAAAATCCGCGAGGACAACAACAACGCCACTGACGCAACCGATGAGTTGGCGAATGACCTCGAAAACGACCTTAACCACTATCTCACGGCCACTGCCCGAGAGTATTACCCTGATACCGACAGAATGCTCCTCATGTTGGGCTTTGGCGGGACGGCGTTCAAGAAAGTTTATTTCTGTCCCCTTCGCAACCGTCCAGTTAGCGAAAGCATTGACGCCGACGACTTCATCGTCAACAACTCCGCCACCGACATCTACAATGCAACAAGGGCAACTCACCGCATTTACATGAAGCCATCAACCGTCAAGCGGATGCAAATCCTTGGCGTATATCGCGATATCGACCTGTCGCAGGCCAAGCAAATCAAGCTTGACGCCGCCCAACGCGAAAAGAAGGCACAGCAAGGCATTAGCGAAAACGGTGCCGATGACCCAGACGATCGCGATCGGGAAATCTACGAATGCTATTGCGAATTAGAAATCAAGGGCTTTGAGCACCGCCGCGCTGGCAAGGAAACCGGCTTGGAAATCCCCTACCGCGTCACCATTGACGTGTCGTCGCATGAAATCCTGTCTATCGTAAGAAACTATGATGAAGATACTAAAGACCTTCCAGAACCTCGCCAGTCGTTCGTCAAATACACATTTGTACCGGGGATGGGCTTTTATGACATTGGTCTCTTGCACATCTTAGGCAACACGACCAATGCTCTGACCGCAGCATGGCGCGAAATGCTTGACGCAGGCATGTACGCGAACTTCCCCGGCTTCCTGTATTCCGATGCTGGCGCACGGCAGAACACGAACATTTTCCGCATTCCTCCCGGCGGTGGCGCACTGATCAAGACAGGCGGCGCTCCGATTCAAGATGCCGTAATGCCGCTGCCGTACAAGGATGTCGGTCCCGGCCTAATGTCGCTTGTGGAAAACATCAACCAGACCGGCATGCGTGTCGGCGGAACATCCGAGCAGGCTGTCGGTGAAGGCAAGCAAGACGCGCCAGTGGGTACTACGATTGCATTGATTGATCAGGCAACCAAAATCTTATCATCGGTTCATAAGCGCATGCACAACGCGCAGTCCGAAGAGTTCGAACTTTTGGTTCGGTGTTTCCGCGAAAACCCTGAGTCGTTTTGGCAAAAGAATAAGCGACCAGCCCGTAAGTGGGACGAGGAAACGTTTATCCGCGCAGTTAACCAGATCGATCTCGTGCCGCAGGCGGATCCTAATACGGCAAGCCAGACGCAGCGTTTGATGAAGGTGATGGCGTTGAAGCAGTTGCAGGCTGCTAATCCGACAATGTATGACCCGATTGCTGTGGATCGCATGGCATTGCAGTCTATCGGCTGGTCCAATCCTGAGCAGTTCATGGTTCCGCCACAGGCGATGGGTCAGCAGAACAATCCAGAAGAGCAGGCCAAGATGGCCGACTTGCAAATTAAGAAGCAGGACAGCGACACCAAGCTTATGTTGGCCAAGGCTAAGGTAGCTTTGGACGGTGCCAAGCTGCACATGGACAACAACAAGGCTGGCCTTGAAGCGCATAAGACATTCGGCGCTGGGGGTGTTGTTCCGCCATCGGATCACGAGAAACAAGTTGACGCAATTGACCTGATCATCAAGGAAAAGCTTGCTGATGCAAAAGTTGATGAGTTGAAGATAAAAGCTGCGGAGCTGGCCCAAAAGGCTAAAAACGATGACATTAGCGCTAAGTTAAAGCAGGAAGACATTTTGGCAAAAGAGCGTATCCAGATGATCGATCTGGCGCAGAACATCGCCGTGCATCCTGAAAGCGATCCAGCGGTCCACCAGTTGCTTGGTGATGTGATCCCATCGATTACAAGGAACAAGGCCAATGGATGACGCACTTC